TCTTCTTCACCTGATCTTACTATAGCAAATTGGTATTCTAATCTTTTATTACGATCTTTCCAAGATTTTGCTATTGTATTTTTATATGCTCTTAATATAGCATATTGAAGGTAATCCATAGGATTGGAAAGATCAAACTTATTTGCTGCATCTGATTTAAATAAAGATACTTTAAAGTTTTTCCAAAAATCCCCATGAACAGATAAATTTAAGCCAGTTATTTCCTCTAAATAGTTTTTTTCATCTGTTGAAAGTATATTTGCAATACTTCCATTCCTTTGAAGAGGTGCAGATAGCTTCCTAGAAGCTCTGTCTAACATTCCCCCAGAAATAACATGGTCATCTCCTACATTTGCAGCCATTCCTCTTTTACGGGGAATAAATTTAACTGTAATAACCTCTTCAGGTAATTTAAATTTCTTTTCTTCCATTTTAATCTTCCTTTTAAATTAGTCGGAAAAGTAAGATTTGAACTTACGATCTCCTACGTCCAAGGTAGGCGAGGACTCCTGACTCCTCTATTTTCCGATTACAGGGGATTAACTGGCTCCCCTAGGGCCTTTGTTATTAATAATCTATGATAGATGGTATTAAACTTGCTGTTCTATAAGGGTCTTTTACAAACGCTCCAGAATTCCACATAGCTGTGATAGTAGCACTATCCTCCATATGTTGCATAGTTCCACCTTTACGTCCTGTATATGGGTTTCTAATACCTGCCATATAACCACGTAACTCATCATCTCCTTTTACTTTAACCTTTTGGATATTAGGTTCCTCCATAGATCCAATATATAAAATATCATATCTATAAGATTCAGCTACTCCTCCGTCAGGATGCATAATTTTATTACGAACTTTATCATCATACATAGGATCTACTTCTAACATCACAGTGATGTTGTTAGGAGCTTTCCACTCAGTGAATTGGAATCCAGCTGAATATGCATTACTATGATAAGGAGAAGTGGTTTTTTGAATAGAATTAGTATTAGTGTTATCAAATGGAAGTACTTGCCATCCAGTTGAACCATCTACTACAGCTCTATGGAATTGAGCCGCGCCTCTCTCTCCTGTACGTAACATAAATTTACGCTCGTCAAAATCAAGTTTACCTTCGCATAATTCTGATAGCATATCTTCTAATGCTAAGATTGAGAATACGTTATAAGAATAAGTATTAGAAACTTCCATCTGCTCTCTAATTCCAGATCCAGCTTCTATATTGATATTAGAGTCCCCTTTATTTAAGAATCTTCCATTATCATCTTTGTTTGTCTTACCAAACATAATAGTTCTAGCCTTAATACGAGAAATAGCTCGTTCAAACTGCCAATACACTTCTTGCATCCAAGTAACTGACTTATGAGTCTTTCCTGTATTAGGATCTCTTGTTTCAATTCCAGCAAAATAAACTGGCTCTACTTTACAGTCAATCATCTTCCCCGAAACTTTATGCTCCATACGCAAAGTAGTCATAGAGTTTCTCATTAAGAATGGAGAAGTGAATTGAATATCTGCACCTCGAGTAGATAATTCACTTTCTACTGGAGCAGATTCAATGCTAAATCTAGATCCATAAGTAAATTCATCTCCAGGAACTCCATTTAAGGTTTCTTGACCTCCCCAAACTTCTGCTAAATACACCCAATTTCCATCCTCTTCATAAGGATCATCTACGAGTCTATATTGATACACATCGGGACGTTTACCTGCAATTACATGCATTTTAGAAAAATACTTCTCTGCAAATACAAGTTCAATTTTATCTCGTCCTGCACCAACCCCTTCATCAGAGTCTTCTACTACAGTTCCTCCGTAGCGAGCTTCTATAATAGGAATATTACGCTCATCGCTACCTACTACTTTCCATACAAAATCATCATCGGTCTCTAAGATCTTTTCAGGGAACTTTGATAAAGTTGTGTCCAAGTTCTTTGCTCCAGAGCTCTGTAGTAATACAGTAGTTAACGGAGAGACTAGTTGAGGCTTTTTACCAAAAATAGCTCCGATATGGTTCTCTAAAGTAAGTCCTGACCATGACTTTGATTTAGTCATTACATATTTGTTTACTTTTGCCATAATTTATAATTAATTTTAAAATTTATTTATACTAATTCATCTCCAATTCCTCCGTACGACTCTGGGTCTGTTACAAATGAAGGTCCTGTTGATCCATCGAATTTAGTTCTTCTTAGTTCTTTCTCTAATTCAGAAGTCGCAGAACTTTTAATAGTTCTACCTATTTTAGAAAAGTCTTTAAATCCATTAGTAAGTTCATAAATATAGTATAATTTAGTGTCAAATCCAATAGGATCAGTTCTCCTATCTTTCATTAACTTATTCTCTAAATTCCCATTTTCATCCTTACTTACTATTTTAGTCATGCTATTATAAACAGCATCTTTTAAAGATTTAGTAACTTTTCCCATACCTTTTATAAATTCCTCAGGATTATAAATAGAGTTTTTTAAATCATTGTCTATTTTTTCCTGCTCTTTTAATCGCATCTTCTGCTCTTCAGCTCGTTGCTTCTTGAGTTCTTCTAATTTTCTATTTTGAAACTCCTTTAAACTTCCTAAAGCTTCCTTAGAGTCTTCTAATATTACATCTTCTCCTGCATCTATAGTTCTGCTTAACCATTTATTTGCCTTTTCTTCTGAGAAGCCTTGATTTAAATAGTCTTCTTTAATAATTCTTTTAGCAAGTTCAAGGTCATTTTGTAAATGCTCTTCTGTAACACTATCTAATGTATTAGTAGCATTTTGATAACTTTGATACTCTGCTAAAGATACTCCTTTTTCTAAAGCTTTATAACCATCCTCACCTATTTTATCTATAATAAAGGATTTAGATTGATTCTCTATTTCAGATTTAATACTATTTACTAAATCATCGGGAGATTTTATTTTATTTTCTTCAAGATCTAATGATGGGAGAACTCCTTGTTCAGATAATACAGAAGCAAAGGAAGAGTATAAACTACTATTGTTGGAAGAAGTTTCTTCTGATTCATTATCATCAGAATCCTCCTCACCATGATCCTCTTCACTAGCTACTGCCTCTGAATCCTCTTGATTCTCACTAGTATTAATATTTTCAATTTCATTAGGCTGTTCTGTAGTTTCTTCTGTAGCCTCTTCAGAAGGAGTTACTTCACTTATATCAATTTGATCTGAAGTCTCACTTACTAATTCGATATCTTCACTATCGAATATATTCATACTATTTTCCATAATTCTTCTTCCTTTGGTGTTAATATACTATATATTCATCCTTAAAACAACTATTTATACAAATAAATATTATAAATATTCCAATTTGATAATAGCTATATATATCTTAATTTTTATTCATCTTAGAGATTTTTCTACTTTCTAACTTCATTTTATCTCTATGCATCTTCATCTTATCATTTAACTCTTTTATTTTTAAAAGCCTATCTTCTTCTTTATTTCTATTCTCATTCTCTATCTTTGACAATTCAGAAGTTACTATGCCATCTGCAGACTCTTCTTCTTTTTGGGCTAATTCTAACTCTTTAAGATATATCTTAGTCTCATTATCTCTCTGATTAATTAAATCTTTAAGATCTCTTTCTGCTTGTTCTGATTCTGCCTGTGCTTGAATAGACTCTGAATTCATTCTCTCTTGAATTTCATTCTCTTCTTGAGCTCTTTCATCCATTTCATCTTCAGCTATTTTTATTTTCATTCTCTTATCTGCTAAAGAGTCTGACATAAATACATCCATAACTGTAGATAATCTACCTCCATTTTGTAAGAATGCCTGAGATAATTCATTTATATTTTGTTCTAATTTAGATGCTTTAGAAGAGTTAGTAATCAATACATCGTAGTCAGCCTCTGCAAGCATTTCCCCATCTATTTCAAGTATTTGAATAGTCATATCATCTAAGATATACTGTGCCTTTTCTTTATTATCTCTTAAGGCTATCTTAGCAGCTTCTATGAATGCCCTTATAACTCTGATTTTAAAGTCTTCATGAATACTAAACCAATACTCTGTTATATTAGCAGATTGATTTACAGATCTTTCTACACCTCCAACTGTCTCTCTGTTAGATATCTGACCTTCTCTCTGTTTAGTTACCCCAGCTATTTCACCTATCTCATTTTTAATAAATTCTAGCATCTGAATATGTTGTTGGATATAGTTACCCGTCTCCATATCAATGGATCTTCCACCTTGAGTATTAAATCCTCCTGCAAGCTTTCCTGTAGCAGTTCCTTTATTTCCCTCTTTAAATGAATCTACTACCGCTATCTTATTAGTTATAGCATAATGTAACCATTTCTCTATTTCCCAATTTTCTGGTATTTTTGCAAGGTCTAATTCAAATATTTTACCATAGTTTGTTGCTATAGCCTTATTTAATCTATCCCACATTACATCATACATGTATTGATAGTTCTTCATCCTATCTATTAGGGAAACCGCTTTACCTTGGTTAGTGGAATAAATTTGACCTATGATACCTGGATGACCATAACTAGTGCTTCCTGGAACATTATATTGAATTTCCATAGGTCTCATGTTGATATAAATATCTTTACCTATTTTGGTTCCTTCCCACCACTCATTGACCCATAAAGTTTCAGATTCTTCTCCTAAAGCTTTATTGTCTATATACTCTTCACTTCTAATTTTATACTGGACATCTCCATATTCATCATAATACTTGACTTTTTTAATCTTTTTTAAAGATCTCCAATATACTCTAAATACTCTTATATTACCTGACTCGTCTGTTAGGTCTGCACTAAATGTATGACCATTTATTTTTGCATAATCCATCGCACTATCTAAGAAAGGCTCTCCCATAGAGTTTAAAGCATCCCTTAATAATGTATGATTATAATCGTCACTATACCCTTCTGTAGATGCTCTACTAACAGTTTTACTATTATAGTCTTGGATATGATCTATATCAGTTGATTTTAAATCCTCGTGGAAGTAATCTATAATCTTTCCAGGAGACCAATGATCTTCTATAATAATCATTTGGGAGTCTTCAATTTTGTCTGAATTGCCTGATCTTATAGTATGAACTTTTAAAGGGTTTAAGATTGTTAGAAGAGGCTCTCCATTAATAATTTCTATTTGACATATCTCTTCTCCAAATAATAATGAATTTTTAAAGCAGTTATTAAAAATACTTTTAAAGTTTTGTTTCTTTGAGAAATGGCTATATAATTGATTAACCATTTTCTCTCTAATATCCTTCCAACTATATTTTAAATAATCTTCTAATTCATTTAATTTAGCTTCAAATTCTTCTTCTGGCAATCTCGCCTCGTAATATTCTACTAGACTCTCTGTTAATATCCTTTTAAGCTCTTCTTGTTTTTCTGATATAGCATCATTGTTAGATACTAAGATCTTAGGCTCAAATATTCTTTTCATCTCCTCCCCTACTAGTAAGTTAATCTTACTTATCATAATAGGGTGGTGAGGGATTTCTTTAGGTATAAAACTAGCCTGTTGGTTATTAGGATTTAAAACTTTATTCATATCTCTAGGATCTACTATCCCATTATAAAGATTTAAATTAATAACCTTATTTCTTAAACTACTTCTAACTCTCTCATTATTATAAAAAGAATAGTTATCTGCATATTCAATATTGTTAATCCTCCATTTCTTTGTCTTTCTAGAGTACGAAAGTTTTTGAGGAGGTTGTAATACACTTTTATGATTAGCCATAATCTAATTTTTACTAAAAATATGTAATATTTTTATATATACCTAATTAATTTTAAAATATTTTCACTTTTTCAAACAAATTCATAATAGCTATATTTTATTGGGTATATAGGAAATCATCATTAGAATAGTTATTATTAAAAAAAGGATCATTTGCTAATAAATTTGTTTTCTTCCCCATATTTTCTTTAGCAATCCTTGTTCTTTTATATCTCTCTTCTCTTAATATCATTAACATTCCCATAGCACTTATTCTATCAAAGTTTCCGTCAGGGTTCCATTTAATAGCTTCTTCTAAATATGCTAATGATCTTATAGTATGCATTTTCAACCTTAAATCCTCCTCACTCTTTTCATTTACTCTTGATAACATATAGTCTGCTTGAAGCAGTCTAGCCCATTTATTTACCTCTGTATTAGCTCTAGATCCTTTACTTTGATTTCCGTATCTAGTAGTAGATGATATCATCTCCATATCTTTTAATATTTGAGGAGTATCGCATAAATAATACAAAGCATTTTTTTGCTCAAAATATCCAAATAAACCTTTTAAGTTACTTTCATAATTAATCTGAGCATTGTAAAACTTAGCCATCTTTAAAGTTATTTCGTATGCTTCTCTAGCTAATCTAGTTCTTCCTGTATATTCTGCAACTATTCTATCTGTAAAAGTATCCATAATAAATACAGAATATAATGAAGTCCCTGAATCAGAGTCAATGGGATCTACCCCTCCTATATATCTACCACTAGCTATAACTCCTTCAGCATTAGCCTTAGGCATTTCAAATATTTCTACAGCACCTTCTCTATTAGCATTGTCATGTTCGTAAGACCTCAACGGATATATATCTGCATTAGGCTTCCATTCTACTTCCCCTATAGAGTTATATATAAGGTCTCCTACATAATGTTCTGCTAAAAAAGAATCTTTGTTTGAAGCTATAGTTTCTAAGTAATCTTTAAGATCTGCAATTGGGAATACCGTACCTTCTGTACGCATCACCGCATCTTGAGGAGTTATACAGTTTTCTGCTCTAAATTGAGTAATTGCTTTAGCATCTGTAGAGTTATCTCTAATCTTTTTAAGGTCAGTATAAATTTCTATTAGAGATTTAATTACATCAGGCTCTCCATTTATATCTTCATAGCATCCATTTCTATTCATATA